GGAACCCTTCTGGACACTGTCCAGTTTTTACTGAAGCGGAGCATATCCATGAACAACGTTACGCGTGATACTTCTGGTAATTGGGTAAAAGTGACGACGGGCGTAGGTGCTGGCACCTACGTTACGCCTGTCCCTGATGCCTCAAGATACCAGTTCAGTTTCACGGGTTTCGCGTCGACTGGCAAACCTCCGTATAAGAATAAAGTGTCTCCAGGTACTTATAGCAAAACTTCTTATTATCGCCCAAAAGGCTATAAGAAGCAAGCTATTAAGAACCAATATGGAACACCTATTCAGACTACGGACGAATCCGGTCAACATGCTTTTTGGACTATGCTTGGGTCGGGAAGTGGGTTGCCAGCAATGGCGTTTGACCCCACTGTAAGAAACGACGCGATGTCTGACTTTTACGAGCAAGTTCGTCAAGCTGAAAGCAATATTGCGCTTACGCTTGGCGAAGCTCGTGAATCAAGTAAGATGATCAAGGCGTTCTCGTCCCTGGACAAGATTATCAGTCTTGCCCGCCGCGCTCGACGTACTGTCACAAGGAACCCTTCACTCCTCATTAGTAACGTTTGGCTATCCATGAAATATGGATGGCTTCCGTTATATAATGATGTGTGGAACTACCTGAATTGGCAGTACTGGACCTGGAGTTCGGGTGCACCTATAGTCGGTCGATCACGACGTGTAACGAATACTCTCGTTAACGGTTACTTTCCTGGCCTTGTTTCGGTCAGTAGAGGACGTGTACGAGGTAAAACGATACATAAGTGTGAGATCGGCGGTAGGGTCGGTGTCCAAAACAGTGACCTTTACAACTTAACTCGTGTCACTTCTTTGAATCCGTTGTCTATCGCGTGGGAACTTACACCGTTCTCATTCGTGGTCGACTGGTTCATTGATGTGGGCGGCTACCTCCAAAATTTGGAGGCCTCCCTAGGTACCGGACTCACCTTCTACGGTGGGTACGAGACTCAGGTGGTCTACCAAGTCGCAGACGCTCAAGCTTCTGGAAAATGGACCGATTTATGGCTTAATCCGCCATACAATACGGAACAAGGTACAGGAGAAGAGTTCTACGCGGAGGGGCATGTTAAGGCTGTCAAGAGCAGGGTATTGTTGACCAGTTTTCCTCGGCCAACGATCCCAACGTTAAAAGTAAATATGGGCACCCAACGAATTATGTCGGGCGCTTCACTACTTCGAACCGTGCTCTTGGGTCGTGTTCGTTAACCATCTGTGGTTAAATCCACTTAGGTCAGAAAGGACCAAACGTGCCTGCACGTGCTAACCTCGTCATCAATGACGGCCAAGCGACTCCGGTCGCCCATACGTTCAACCCATCCGAAGACGGAGAAGTCGACCTGTTTGAGGATAAAGTCGGTGGCGTAGCCATCGGCTTTCCCCTCATCGCAGTTCGTTTTCGTCGGCCGGTTGCTCCTACCAACGCCACTGCGAGCAACGCGAACAATCGCGTTTATCGCATTAACGTTAATGTGAGCGTTCCGACTCTCGAAAGTACTTCTGCCGCTACCGGTACTGGCATTCCGCCCGCTCCTACTGTGGCGTACATCTGTCGCTGCAATATGGAGTGGTTGCTGCCAGAGCGTAGCACCCTTCAGGAACGCAAGAACCTGAGGGCGTATACGTACAACCTTCTTGCGAACGCGGATATCCAAAAGGTCCTCCAGGATCTGGAAGCCTTCTGGTAATCCTAAATGTCATCAGTTCGATGACGCCGTAAGTTTTCACTCCGGAGTAATCATGAAAGTTGACATTGAAGTTCGCTTTTCTCGTGACCGTGACGCTGAGAATACCTCTAGACTCGCATTTCTCACTCTACAAGAGTGGGATTGCGAACCAAGGGGCGTTCTTCAGTACTTACGTGGAGTGTCACACACACTCTTCTATTCGGTGTGCTGCACAAAGCGTGATAACCTTATAGATCCGTTGTCGGAAGACATTACGGTTCATTTGGTTTTCACGCAAAGTGCGTCACCTGTAGAAGAGGAGGAGATACTCTCCTATTCGTGCGACCTTCATAGCATGATGGTGTTATTGCAAACGGTGATTGATAATCAATCATCGAAATGCTTAACATGGTCGTGCTGTGAACAAGTCTACGAAGAGGTAGAGCAGGCGAAAGCCTCTCTATAAACACGATGAAGGTTGATTCGCAAACAGCTCGATTTCTCGAGCAGTGCTATTTTGCTCTGACAAAAGCCGCGGATACGCCGGTATCACTATCATGTTGGATTCTCTTCAAATATGGTGAGCACGAACAGCTCGCCAATAAAGAAGTCGATCCAAATGATTACATCTCGTTTGAAAGTTGGGACAAGGACTATGTTGTTACCAAGTACCTTTCAAAGTACAAGGGACTCAACACTGGCCTTGATCTTGACAATCTTACGCTCGCTGGCTGGCAAGCCTGCGAGGACCAGTGCCGCGAAAGTAATATGAGGTTAAAGAAAGCAGCTTCCCTCACGGGCGTTGAGGCCGTAATGTTTACGGCGCAACGGAAAATAGCTGCAATCCTACCCTCATTTAAGCTCTCGCATATACTGGACGGATGTAGATGGGGGCCAGGTAGTACGTTCACTTTAAAAGGTGAACATGCTACCTTGGTTGACAAGATTCGGGAATACCCGATCAGCGTCACACCAAGGGCTCTCGGCTACCTTAAGACAGTTATCGAGGCAGATCCACACTGGATGGAAGCCATCATTAATACCGATGGTGACCAAACAGTTATGGGACCCGCTTCATTGCTGCCGTGCTGTTTCACAACAGTACGAGGTTGTCGAGGGACTCTTGTAGACAAATCCGCTAAGATTAAGCGAAGTATTGCGATCGAGCCAACTGGAAATATTTTCCTCCAGTTGGGCGTAGGTCGCGTATTTCGTCGTAGTCTTAAACGAGTCGGTGTCGATCTAAACGATCAGACGCACAATCAGTTCTTAGCTGCCTTAGCCTCCGTAACTGGAGATGAGGCGACTATTGATCTGAAGAATGCGTCAGACACCGTGTGTACGGAGCTGGTGTATCGGCTCTTTCCTCTCGAGTGGGCTGTTCTTCTCGATCAGCTCAGATCCCCAGAGATCCAGTGGTCAAAGACTTGGGTTCGGTTGAACAAGTTTTCCTCAATGGGAAACGGGTTCACTTTCGAACTTGAGTCGATGATTTTCTGGGCTCTAACTTCCGCTGTTATGGAAGTGCAGGGGGTTAGAGGAAACTTGGGAATATACGGAGATGACATCATTTGCCCCGTAGAGTGCGTGCCGCTCCTCCGCGAGGTACTCGCTTACTGCGGCTTTACCCTGAATAAGGATAAGTCGCATGACAGCGGTTACTTTCGCGAAAGTTGCGGTCGGCATTTTTATGGGGGTCGTGATTGCACTCCTATATATCAGAAGGAAATACCCAACACGCTCCCAGAGCTCTACCGACTTGCTAATCGGATCTATCGTTCTGCTTTGCAAAACGATTATTCTGATTTTGCTTGCCGTCGAGGCTGGTTACGTGGAATCTGGCAGGTTTCCTGCCGGAGGGTCACAGAAGTATTTCTGTGCCAGCGGTATAGAAGCGGAGACAGATCAAGAGGGATGGGTGACGAGGTTTTACTCTTGTCAGCCATCAAGCTAGGTCTGCACCTTGTCCCTTTACGGGACACGAGCGATGACGGATTGATGGTACCTCTTCGGTACCTACAGTACGGCATACTCGGCTTCCAACACGGGGGGTGGAAACTTCCTGTGTTGTCCTTCCGACCTAAGCAGAAAACTGCAGATGGTCGTCCCTTAC